GGATTGTTCTCCGGCAATCCAGTCAAAAGCAACTGCGGGTAGACAGCCCCGAGTTAGTCGAGGAAACCCGGTGGCAATACTACGACCGGGAACAGTTCCGGGTTTATAGAAGGCTGAGCTATGGAGAGAAGTCAGGCGCAATCGAACTGATTGCACAAGGGCCCCACGCCCTGATGGACGCGCGCCGAATCCCCATGATTACGCTTCGCGTGAGCGATGGCTTATGGCTCATGAACAAAGCCGCTCATTTACAGTTGGAGCATTTCAACAAATCGAATGCACTGGGATGGGCAATCACCATGGGCCTGTTCGCCATGCCCGTGATTTACTCCGATCGGGAATGGAATCAGATTGTGGGCGAAAGCTACTACGTTCAGCTGGGTCCACAGGATAGGTTCGGATGGGCAGAGCCGGACGGGAAGGTTTACCAAATCGCGGCGGCGAACCTGGAGACGTTAAAAGAAGAGATTTATCGAGTATCTTACCTGTCGCAAGCGTCGGGCGAGATGATCGGCGGGCATGCGCAATCTGCTGCCAGCAAGCAACTGGACTTCACGATTACTGAAGAAGTGTTAAGAGCTTATGGAAGCGCGGTGAAGGAGTGTGCTGCTCGCGTGATGAATGCTGTTACTACTGCACGCAAAGACAGTGTGGCAGTGTCGATCGCCGGCCTGGACGAGGTTGACATAACCGATTTCGGAACTGAGCTGGGGGACGCCAAAAGCCTCATGCAGATGGGGATTGAGTCACCAACGTTGAAGCGGCAGGTGCTACAGCGCCTTGCCCTGAAGTATTTGAGCGATGCGCGGCAGGACGTCAAAGACCAGATCGCTCGTGAGATCAACGAGCAGTTCAGCGTGAAGCTTTCTAACTAGCATTGGAGAGGACTGATATGGAAAACGAGGCGAACAACCCCGGCATGGATATTCAAGGGATTGTGCGGAAAGCAATCGAGGAATTCGTTCGTGGGGAACATCAAAAATCGGAACCGGCATATAAGGCCGAACTGCGCGACGAGCGGAAACGGCGAGAAGGGCTCGAAGCCCGTGTAAATCAACTTGTTGAAGAGAACCGGAAGGCACGCGCTGTGGCGGAGGAAGCCGACAAAAACTCGCAGATTCGTTCGGAACTGCAGCGCCTGGGAATCGCCAAGTTGGACCTTGCGTTCAAGGCAGTCAAGGACGACATTGTTCGTGCCGAGGATGGCCGCCTGATCGCTCGCGGAGCGGAAGGCAAGGCGATGCAGGATTATCTAGCGGGATTTGTGCAAGAAAATCCGGAACTGTTGCCGGCGAGAATCGCGGGCGGCAGCGGAGCCCAGGCCCCAAATCGTGAAGGGATACAGGCCGGGCCAATTGGCGTTGAGATCGATAAGATCCATGCCGGTATGAGCAAAGAGGATATGGACAGGGTTCGGCAGGAGATATCACGTCTGGCGACCCAGGTCCTGCGCGGCGCCTAAATATTTACTAGGTCGAGAGGCGCACGGGGCTGTATAAAGCCTCAACCAGCGCGTACGGCAGTAAGATGTCGTGCGCGCAACTTTTTTTAGGAGAACTATGCCAACAATTACATCGGCAAATCTGGCTAATGCGATCGTCAAGCTGGTTGCAGCTGACGCATTACCAGCGCTCGTAGGCAACCTTGTTATGGGCAATCTTGTAAATCGGGACTATGAACCGATTCTGGCCCACGCGGGCGATACCGTGAATGTACCGATTCCCCCAGTGCTCGTCGCCAACAACATCGCGGAAGGCGGAACGGTAACACCACAGAACCCCAACCTGGGGAATGCTCAGATTGTGCTCAACACTCACGCTGAGTCTACCTTTCAGATTCCTGACGTTACCAAGGCGCTGGCTTTTCCGGAGTTGCTGAAGGCGTACATGCAGCCGGCGGTGGTTGCAATCGCTGAGCGCGTCGAGTCAGACTTATTGAATCTTTACAGCCAGTTCACTGCGAATACCGCGGTTGGAGCCGCCAGCACGGCGGTAACCGAAGCTACGATTGACGCCGCGGAAACGGCGCTGTTCGCGGCAAAGGTTCCGGCAAGCGCGCCGAAGTACCTGGTTGTCGATTCGAATACTTATTCGCAGATCCGGCAGATTCCGCGCTTCAGCGAGTACTATTCGGCTGGGGAAGCGGGTCTTCGAGCCCTTGTCGAAGGCAACGTGGGAAAAATGAAGGATTTCTTCATTTTCCGCTCTCAGTTTGTGCCGACAACGGGCGTGGCCACTCCGAACACGCATAACCTGGCGTTCAGCAAGGATGCGATGGGTTTGGTCGTCCGGCGTCTGCCTCAACCCCTGCCCGGAACCGGTGCAGTTGCGGAATACGCTGAGATGGGTAACTTCGGAATTCGCGTAGTGATGAGCTACCAGCCGAATACGTTGTCCCAGCAGTTTACAGTGGACGTTCTGTACGGCTGCGGCGTACTACGGAACAACTTCGGCGTTCAGGTAAATAGCTAAGCAATAGTAGTAATCCAGGGGCCAACGTGAGGCGGCCCCTTTTCTTTGGTGGGAGAGAAAAGTGGACCTTAAACAATACTTTCGGAAGATTCGCGACCTGGAAGCAACCTTGACGGAAGAGTATCCGATCGTGGTGAGCCGGGAAACTTCGGAGGGCGGCAAGGCCGGACAGATCGCAGAGGTCTCGCGCGCAAATGCGGCTCGACTAATCATTGACGGCAGAGCCGCTCTCGCAACAGATGAGCAGAAGCGGCAGTATCGAGATGAACAAGAGTTGGCAAAACAAGCTGCAGAACGCGCGGAACTGGCGAAGCGGGTGCAGGTGGCAATTCTAAGTGAGGCTGATCTAAATCCGCAGGTCTCCGGGAAGCGTGGAAGCGGTCCGTCTTCCACCGCGAAGTAGGCAGATATGGCTCTGTTCACCGACTCCGCAGCAATCACTATCGACGACCTTCTGTTGTACGAAACGTCTCTGGTTTCAGTCGCTTCTTCACATGGCATCAACGTAGATACGAAGATTGCGCTGGCAATGGGTGCGATCGGCGATAAGTTGATGCAGTGGTTACTCGCGATCGGAGCGTCGGACCCGCAATGGCTGACCCGGCGCACCATAGGTCTATCGACCGTCATCATAACGCCGACACTACGCCGCTGGATCACATTCGATGCACTGAGCCGATTCTTTGCCGAGGCCTACAACGTGCAATTGAATACGCGGTTCCAGGGTAAGTGGACCGAGTATCAGGGGCAGGCATCCGACGCAGAGGCTATGACATTTGCGAGTGGGCTATCAATCGTTTCAGCGCCCCTTCCGCAACCCGCGATGCCCGTGATTTCGGTTCAGGACGGAAGCATGCCGGCGCAGGCGATTTTTGTGCAGACTGCCTGGGTAGATGCGCTGGGTACTGAGAGTGCTGTAAGTCCGGTGAACGGAGAAATACTGAGTGGGGCCGCCGAGGTCGCCGTTGCAATGGCCGAGGGCGCAATTGGAGCGCCGGCCGCGGCGATCGGCTGGAACGTGTATACGAGTGCTTTACAGACCGGGCTCACTCGCCAAAACCAACAGTCGTTGCCGATCGGGTCGGCTTGGCAAGTACCCGCTTCGGGGCTGATTCAGGGGCCGCCGCCAACGGGCGGGCAGGGCCCATCCTGGTACGTAACCCTGACGCGGCGAATTCTTCGAGGATGAAATGACACCACTTAGTCTGCTTGGAACCCAGAAGCTTGCCTGTCTTTTGAAATCGACTAATGGCGTAGATGCACAGTTGGCTTTGCTGGCACAGAGCGGCAACATTCAAGTGCCTGCAATACCGGCAGCCCAAATTGTATTGAGCTCTGCCAGCCCTGATATCGGAGACAAAGACATACAACTTACGTACCCACGAATTTGCTTGTACAGCTCTGGTTTGAAGAACAATCAGTTTGAGAAGTTTCGTTCATTTTCGGGGACGTTGGCGGTGAATGTAGACGTATGGGCGAGCGCAAACCTGGTGGACCAGACAGACGAGTGGATTCATTACTACGTCGAAGCTGTTAGGCAAGTGTTGCGTAGCAATGTCGGCGACTGGGGTGACGGCGTGTTGTTTCCAGGGCAATATGACGTTCAATTGCAGCCTCCGAAGAGCGGTGGCTTGGGTTATGTGCAATCCGCGCGGATAACATGCGCGTTGACGGTGACAGAGGGCTAACGTCGTGGCGAACTATGTCTTATCTAACGCGAATCGGTTTTATGCTGCAGTCGAATCAAGCTACGGTCAAGTCGCCGCTGTTACACAAGCGAATCGGTTTCCGGCTGTTCGATTGAGTGCTCATCAAGCAATCGTTCCAGGCAAGCGGCGAGACAAAACCGGGACGAGAACGTTTCTTGGCTCTTCGCCGGGTGCCCGGCGAGAAACAGTTTTCGACTTGCGCACGTATCTCACATCTTGGACCGGCATAGGAGTACCAAGTTACGGACCTTTGTTTCAGGCCGCTCTTGGAGGGACGCCGCAAGTCAGTTCGGGGTTGACAGTTGCCGCAACTCCGAGCACGACCGGCATACAGACAACAGCTCCACATGGGTTGCTTGTCGGATCAGGCGTGTCCTTTTCGGGAGAAATCCGATTTGTAACCTCCGTGCCGGATGCCTCGTCCGTTGTGGTCAACGCACCGTTTTCGAATTCGATCCCGGCCGGCGCAAGCCTCGCTACGACGGCGACTTACACGCTAGGCACGGCACTGCCAAGCCTGTCGGTCTATGACTACTGGGATCCCGCTTCTACGGTGAGCCGGCTGGTGACCGGGGCGGTTGTGAATCAGCTTGCAATCGCAGTCAACGGGGACTTCCATGATTTCACATTCGCGGGCTATGCCGCCGACCTACTGGACTCGATGTCATTTGCAGCGGGAAACACAGGTGGGGGCATAACCACGTTCCCTGTTGAGCCCACGCCCGGACAGTTTGATTACTCCATCGTGCCTGGGCACCTTGGACAGGCGTGGCTGGGTCAAGTGCCTCAGCAGTTCATGACCTTAACGGCCGCACAGATTCACGTCAACAATAACATCTCGATGCGTACTTACGAGTTCGGATCATCATACCCGAGATCCGCGGTTCCAGGCCCACGAGCAGTTTCATCGAGCTTTAGCGTCTTCACGCAAGACGATACCGGTACAAACGCGCTGTATGTTGCGGCAAAACAGAGGATGACAATTCCGGCGATGCTGCAACTGGGACAGCAGCAAGGTCAACTGATCGCGATCTATCTGCCGGCGGTTACTCCTGAAATACCGGAGTTCAACGACACGGAGTCGCGGCTGCAATGGACTTTCACGAACAATCTTGCACAAGGCACTTCCAATGATGAAATGGTTATCGCGTTCGCGTGAGCCGGTGGATCACGAGACCGCAATTTGGCTTCAGAGCACGGCGCTCCCGGCGGTCGAGTATGCGATCCGGCGCGTGTCGTTGGCAGGGCGGATTGAACTAACTGAAAAGGTGCGCGACTTAGTACTGCGGAGAGAGTTTCTGCAGGCGGGCGGAGCCGGCGATCAACTTGAGGCGAACATTGCCGATCTGCTTGTACGACAGCTGTATGTTCAGTGGGGACTCGTCGCGATCAAGGGACTCCGGGTTAATGGCAGGAGAGCCGAGATTGAAGACGTAATCAATCACGCGCCTGAGAAGCTCGCTAACGAGATCGTTGAGGCGGTGAAGTCAGAGCTCGGGCTTACGGACGAAGAAAGAAAAAACTTCTAATCGCATTCCATTTTCAGTTTTCTACGCCAGCCGCGTGGAATTGCGATAGCTGTCGGCGGAGCGGACTGGCAGAAGTAAGAAAGTGCGCGTGGCTAGGGAGCTCAGAAGAACGCCTCGTGAACATTGTTTGGGCGCGGGCGAATGTCGTCTCGAGGCGGTGCCCGAAATCAGTCATTACCGCGCAAAGCTTGGGGTATCTGGAGCGCTTTCGGCTCTGGAAGGAGCTGGGCACCGTCGATTTGGCGGACATCGACGCAAAAACGGCCGATGCACTTGTATGCCTTGAAAGTGCTTGGAAAACGGAGGTGAAGAATGGCGAAGTCTAAAAATGACTTATCGACGCTGGTGCGAAAGTTGTCACGGCCGGGAAGTAACAACTCAAGCAAGCTGCTGCAGCAATCCCCTCAGTCAGCGAGCGTAGGCAAAGACACTAGCTTGCGCTCACAGAGTATGACTGCGGCGGTAAATGCGAAGGGCTTGAGTTTCGGCCATACATCGCATGCAGCTACTACTACTCAGCAGCACGGTAGTGAATTGACCAACTTTCTGCAGAGCGCCGCAGTGAGCGGTGTGTCGGGGGCTCTCTCAGGCGCTTTGAGTCTCGGCAGTTTCGGTGGGCTGGGGACACTAATCAGCGGAATCGCGAGTTTATTTGGCGGCGGGAGCAAGAGTACGCCTGCACTTTTGGAATTCACGCTGCCCGACTCGGTGAATAGCACCGTGAGGGTAAATGGCGCACGACAGCAGACCACCGGCACGGTAACAGGATCGAAAGCTGTGCCTTTGTCAACCGCGGCCAGTGTGGGCGTGCAGAGCACGAGCTTTATTCAGTCCAATAACCAGCAGGTCGCGCAAGCAGTAAGAACGGCGCTACTGCAATCAAGCTCTCTGAGTGATGTGATTAACGAGCTCTGATATGGCCACATTCCCGCTTTTGAGTTCCGGATCCCTTACCCAGTACCCCGCACCGTTCCTTGTATCGCAGAACGTAGGTGTGATCCGGTTCGTAGACGGTGCGGAGCAGCGATTTCTTCTTCAGGGGGTAGGACTGCGGAGCTGGCAGATTCGTTTGGATTTGCTAAGCGAAAGTGAAGTCGCAGCCGTTGAAAGCTTTTTCGAGGAATTGTCAGGAACGTACTCCAGCTTCACATTTGTAGACCCAGTAACCGGGGCGAGCGTTCCGAACTGTCGAATTGCGGAATCGTCTTTAGTGAGCACGTACGTGGACGTCAATAATGCATCAGCCTTCTTATGGGTGATAGAAACGAATGGCTAATCTTTTCTTTCCACAGCTGCTAAGCGGCGCGGTCGCCCAGTATCCGCTGCGCAAGACTCATCAGACCAGAACTGTTACGAACGTGCTAGCGGACGGAAGCATGATCACGTTTGCTGATCCGACGGCCGCTAAACGGATTTGGCAGCTCACCTATTCTGAGCTGACTAGTGCCGATATCGGCAGTCTGCAACAGCACTTCGTGAACTGTAGCGGGCCA